CATTTACACAAAAGACTATCGTCAATAGAAGCAGCCCTTATTCAAATACAAAATCTTCTTGGTATTTCAAAATCTGATTTGCTAAAAGACGAACTTGCAGAAAAAGGTATAAGAGTATTAAAACTTTCTACAAAAGTTTTTAATGTATTGCTTGACAATGACATTTATATAATAGGTGAATTGTGTAAGGTTTCCAAGAAAGATTTAATAAAGATGAGAGGTATGGGTAAAAGTGCTTTAGTAGAAATAGAGAATGCTCTTGCTGAAATCGGTATGAAATTATTTGAAAACTAAAATCTAAAAACCAATAACATGCAGAAAAAGACAAAACGTATCTTGCTGTTTGCAGGATCAGCTATTATGGGTACAGCATATTGCCCGGTACCAAAACCAATGCCAACAAAAGAGTTTATTGCACGTACCTACATCAGGTCAAATAAGCAAGCAATGATCTCTGCTTCTGAACGTAGGAAACAAGAGCTCCAGCAAAGGATCATAGCATCCCGGGCACAGTTCCGCAGACTTGCTGAAACTTACTACATTGATCGTAATACAAAGATCACCGGCATCACTGCCAATCAGAAACTTATTGTTCACAGTACAAAGCTTATGAACGAAATAGCTAAGTACAAAAACGCTTAATATGAAATGTACTTTTGTAGTTAACGGAAAGATAGAACTTGCCTTGACTCCAGAGAATGATCTGGAGAAAGCTATGATACAAGAACTCTTTAAGGGTGAAGTAGAGAATCAGTTTCACGAGAAGATCCAGATCTCCGGCAAAGCATTAGTTGACACTGTAACAATTACTAAAAAGCAAAAGGATGAAAAGGTACAAGCGGTTTCTTAAATGGCTTAATGGTCGTGCCAGAAAGAAGGAAAGAATACATTTTCATCTGGTAGCGATAGAATCTCTTTTCTGGTTACGTGAAAAAAATTGGAATACTGTAATTAAAGAAATAGCTGAAAAGAAAATTGAGTTTCACATGATAGCAATAAATAAAATAAAGAGGTTATGAATACAGAAGAACTCAAGATTGAAATTTGTGACATCGAGACCTACAAAGCAATGTTTCTGTATTATGGTTATGATCCTGCTACAGATACAAAGTTTGTGTTTGAGATATCTGCAAGAAAGAATCAGATTGATGGATTGGTCAAACACTTGCTTGAGTACCCAAGAGACTTCATGGTAACTTTTAATGGTGTACGATTTGACAGTCAGGTACTGCAATACATCATTGATAATCATGAGGCATGGGTACACTTTACCTGGAGGGAGATTGTTGATTTGATCTTTGAGTTCGCACAGCAGACCATTGATGATCAGAATTATGAGCTGTCGGCAAAGTACAAGGAATACTATATGAGCTTTAAGCAAATAGACCTATTCCTTGTACTTCATTACAACAATGATGCAAAACGATGCTCGTTGAAGTGGGCCGGTGAGTTCTCACTGGATGGTGATATCGAAGAGTTACCTATTGATTTTCGTAAAGAAGATCTGACTAACGAAGAGATTGAGGAGATCATCAAGTATTGCCGGAATGACGTAATGGCTACCTGTAACCTGTATATGGTTACTATTGGTAATACAGAACATCCTGACTACAAGGGCAAGAACAAGATACAGTTACGTCTTGACCTTATAGAGGAGTACAAGTTTCCATGGACTGCTATCAACTGGAATGATGTTAAGATCGGTGCCGAGCTGAACAAGAAGGTGTACATGCAGATTGCCAGAATAAATGAAGCTCAGTTGTATGGCCGGGTAAAGCAAAGGAAAACAAAGACAGGTTTCTATTTTAATGAATGTTTTCCTGAATACATGAAGTTTGAAACCAAGGAGTTTAATAACTTCTTCAAAACTGTAGGTAAAACAAAGGTTAATCTGAATGAAAAGCAGGAGTTTCCTTTTACCTATAAAGGTGCAACATTCATGTTTGCTAAGGGCGGTGGTCATAGCAACGATCAGCCAAGAATGATCAATCTGCTCCCGGGCCAGATAATGCTTGATGCTGACGTAGGTTCAATGTATCCTAACAAGATACGTAAGAGCAATATCTACCCGGCACATCTTGGGCCCGAGTGGAATCAGGCATATGTACTGAACATTCCTAAGAGGTTGGAAGCCAAGAAGAAGTACAAAGAAACCGGTGAGAAGAAGTATGATAACTTCCAGGAGTGTTTTAAGTTGGTAATGAACGGTAACTTTGGCCGACTTGGTGACAGGTTTGACTGGCAATATGATCCGTTTGCAGCAATGCAGGTAACTATCGGTAGTCAGATCGACATCTTTATGCTGGCCGAGGATCTTGCACAGATACCTACTTTGCAGATCATATCAATGAATACTGACGGTCTTACTGTTGTACTTGATGAGAAATATGTACGACACTATTATCAAACCTGTAAGGCATGGGAAGAACAAGTTGGTAATGATGTATTAGGTAACCTTGAATATGTACAGTACAGTAAGTTTATCCAAACATCGGTAAATGATTATCTTGCTGTAAAGGTAGCTGATTGGGTACAGAAAGATGGTGAGTTTAAGGCAATACCAATAGACAAACCATTGGAGAAAAGATTGAAGAAGAAGGGTGATTTCCTTACCAGTTACGAGTTACACAAGAACAAGAGTAAATGTATCGTACCAATAGCATTGGAGAAGTACTTTACTCAGGGTATACCGGTAGAGGATACTATCAAGAATCACAGGAACATCTTTGACTTCTGTATTGCCAAGAAAGCATCCAGGGATTACTTCTACAGAACAGTTGATCGTAAGACCGGTACCGTTACTGATATGAACAAACTGGTACGTTATTATTGCTCTAAAGGTATTGGTGAGAAGCTATACAAGATGAAGAATCCTAATAGTGAAAAGACCGGGCCGGAGAAGAGTAACTGTGAATCAGATAGTGACCAACAGGTAATATTCAATCGTCCGTTTACACCTGAAAAGTGGGAAGATTACGGAGTAGATTATGACTATTACATACGGCAGACAAACAAGATCATCAGCAAGATTTCACCTGAGTATGCTCGTGAAATTAAAGCAAAAGAAAGTGGTCAAATGTCTTTGTTTTAAGCAACATTTTTTGTAAATTTACAAGCTCCTCTTATGTCAGTTACATTAGGTCAATTCAACAACATCAAAGCCTTTTTGAAGGACAATCCTGATGGTGGTTATGAGCAATGGCATGAGCAATACAGGCCAGTGAGAGAGAAGAAAAATATAGAGTACCCTGAAGAGTTTGAACAGTGGTGGTGCACGTTCCCGGCAAGCATGAACTTTACCTTTAAGGGTAAAAAGTTTACCGGTACAAGAGCACTGAGAGATGATAAGCAGAAAACTTTCGAGGCATACAAAACAGCTAAGAAAGAATCAGGGTTTACAGATGAAGAGATGCTCTACTGCCTCAAGGTAGAGATCGAATCAAGAAAGATGACAAGTTGGAATCACAAGAATCCAAAGTACAACGACTTCCAATACATGAAAGCTACAATAGCTTATCTGAATAGCGGTAAGTTCAAGTACTGGAAAGAAGAAGAGTTGAAGGAACTTTCCGATGAAACGGAATCAAACAGTGCGTAATGAAGTTATCAGAGCAATTACATTCGGAGATTGAGAACGGTAGGAACGGTAGAGCCGGCATCATTCCTGTACCTTATGACAGGGTTGGTGATTATATTGATATTGCTAAGAACACAAGTTATGTAATCGGTGGTGAGACAGGTTCGGGTAAATCAACTTTGGCTCAGGACATGTTCATGATCCGGCCATTGGAATGGTACCTTACCAACAATAATCCTGATATTAAGTTATCAATTATCTTGTTTGGTATGGAACGTAAGATGTACCAGTACAGTGCAAGATGGTTGGCCCGTAAGATCTTTACTGATCAGGGTGTGATGATACCACCAAAGAAGGTACTGAGCCGGCAGAGGAACTTTATGATGGATGATAGAGAATATGCATTAATACAGCAGTATTATGGTGTTCTTGACAAGTGGGAAGAAGATGACGTTCTTTTGGCGTTTGAGGGCAGTAAGAACCCTTCCGGCATCAGTGCCTACCTTGAGGCATTTGCAAGGAAACACGGCACAATTATCGACAAAGACAAGACAGATAAGAGCATGGAGAATATCCTTGCTGATCGTAGGTACATTCCTAACCATCCGAATCACATTGTCTTGGTAATAGTTGACCATATTGGTATCCTGAAACCAGAGAAAGACCTGGAGAAGTCAAAGGGTCAGATAGACAAGTTTAGTACTGTAATGAGACAGGCAAGAGACATTTATGGTTTCTCACCTGTAATCATTCAGCAGTTGAATCGTAGCCTGGCTGATGTATCAAGGTTAAAACTCGGTGATTTGGCACCAAAGATGAGTGACTTTGCAGATAGTTCACAAACTCAGCATGATGCAGACGTTGTAATGGCATTGTTTGAACCATACCGGCACATAGTAGGTGATCTGGATGGCCAGAAAGAGAATGGTTATGCACTAAAGGGTTTCAGAGACCAGTACTTTAAAACGTACTACAGATCATTGCATCTGCTCAAGAACTCTTTTGGTGCAAGTGGTATGCAGTTTCCTATGGCACTACAACCAGAGTATGGTATATTCAAAACATTGCCGAGAAAGAAAGACATAGTTGATGCCATCTATGAAGATGTAACATCAGGACATTATTTTTTAGATTAAAAAAAAACAATCATGAACTACAAAGAGAAAACACAGTTTGAACAAGCTACAAATCTTATTGATTGGGCAAAAGACAGAATAGAGGAGTTGGAGAAAGAAAATGGTGAGCTGACAAATAGAGTAGATGAGTTAAAAGACAAGATAGATGATCTTAATGATGTCATCAAAGATCTGAGAGATGAGTTGGAAAGTCGAATGACAGGTAAACAAAGATGAACTTAATGGCTTTGAGGTAGACAGGACAAAAGATGAAGTAATTATAAAGCTTCAGAGAGAAATAGAAACACTTAGGCTCAAAAAGGGCTTTTGGGGTTTCCTACATTAGTAATCAATAACCAGTTATATGAGTACACAAAGTGGTGCGGAGCAGAAACAGTCATCCGCACATGAAAAACAGGAACGTGTGTTTTACGGCAAGGTTGCAATCGTAGGTCCTACCGGTGCCGGTAAGTCTTACCTTGCTAAAACTACAGACAGGGACACAACAGGTTACATTAACATGGAGAGAAAGCCTCTTCCATTCAAAGATGGTAAACCGTTTAAGTACATGAGCATGCCTAAAGGGTGGGGACAATTTAAGAGAGATCTTGAAGAATATGGTTCAAATCCTAACATTAAAAGGATAATTATTGATAGTCAGACAATGGCTTTCAATAGTTTGAACAAAGAGGCAGCAGTAAACTTTCAGGGCTTTGAAGTATACAAAGCATATAACCGACAGGTACATGAGTACATTGAGATCCTCAAGAACATTGAGAAAGATGTCATTGTATTCTCACATGATGAATGGTTGAAAGTAGAAGGTGATGGTAAGAAAAGAATGATGTCTGTACATGGTAAAGAGTTTGAGGGTAAGATCGAGCAGCATTTTACCATTGTATTGTACACCGGCACAAGGATGAAGGACGGTAAGCCGCAGTACTTCCTGAAGACCTTTGAGCAGGACACATCAACAAAGGTGCCGGAAGGTATGTTCCCGGATAAAAACGGAGACAATCTTCTGGAGATCCCTAATGACGGGGCTTACATCTTTGAAGCAATTGAAAAGTATTACACTGCAGCATCTTAGTAACTAACAATTAAAAAATCAATTTTATGGAATTATCGAAAGGAGGAGGTTTTCAAAAGAAGTATTATACCGGCTTTACAACAGGTAAAGTAGTTGCAATCAATCCTACAAAGGAAGAGTATGAAGAACTATACAACTATAAGTTGAATAGTCCTCTTGTTTATGAGGGCAAAACTGCTGAAGGACATGATTATGTGGATATTATCTTTCACATACAGACTAATGATGTAAACAAACTTTTACTGACTCATAAATGTCGTATTGTAAATACTCTTGCATTTAACAAAGAAGGTACAAAGAACGTATATATAAATCAGAGCGGTGCTTACAGTTATGTTGATAATGAAGACAATTTGAGGAGTTATTTTAAAACCTTTGAAGACTTTAAGACCAAAGAGATTATCACTTCTGACAAAGAGGGTCCTCTTACCGGTATAAGAAAGTATCGTAAAGGCATTGTAGGTGAAAAGGAACTTTATTCTCTTGTCAAAGCATGGTTAGGCAACGTAAACTTTTCAACAGAAAGAACAAATATATTCATCAATACAGATGAGTTATTTAGGAATCCGGATGCGTTTATTGAAAAGACATATCGTTGCGAATTGAAACCTGGTGCTAAATATGCAACTGACCTTGCAATGCTTCTTACCGTAAACATTAGTGATAAAAATGGAGAAACAAAGATGTATCAAAACATCTACAAAGAGTTTATCTCATCATATAACTACAAGAAGTTCTCTTTTGCACTTTCAAGTAATAATTGGGAAAGAGACGGTATGGTAAAGAAATTTAAAGAAGATATTGAAGGTATGCATGGTTGTAAGGATATTTACACACTTACTTACATTCAACCATTTAATGCAGATGCACATCAGCAGGTAACTACTGAGATTGTAAAACCAGCAGATAGTATAGATTGGTAATTTCCCAGGTTCACAACAAAGGCAGGGGACTAATAATCCCCTGCTCTTAAATTTCTAAAAAATGAATAAGTTAGTATTAGGATCAGCAGACGGTATACCCGCAGTCATTGACTATAAAACAGAAGAAGTAATCTTTTACCCAAATGATATCAGTGCAGAGGTTATTGAAAACTCTCTGAACATCTTTAACAGGATGAGGAACATAAGGGAAGT